TTGGATTGCCAAAGTTGTCGAAGCAAAGAAGGCAAGGCAAGCACGAGCACTGCGCGAAAAAGAAGAAAAGGAAAGGGCTACAAATGGATGAACAGCGCACAGACGAATGGTTTGCCGCCCGTCTTGGCAAGGTGACAGCCAGCCGTGTTGCTGACCTGATGGCAACAACCAAAACGGGTTATGCCGCCAGCCGCGACAATTTGATGGCACAACTTGTCATTGAAATTTTGACCAATCAAAGGCAGGAAAGCTACACCAATGCGTCAATGCAGTGGGGCACAGACCAAGAGCCGTTCGCCAGGGCTGCTTATGAAGTCACCACGGGCCTGATGGTTGACGAATGCGGCTTTGTGCCACATCCGACGATTGAAGGCGCAGGCGCATCGCCTGATGGCTTGGTGGGTGATGATGGCTTGGTTGAAATTAAGTGCCCCAACTCAGCAGGAATGATTGAAGCCCTGCTAACCCAAACCGTGCCCGGAAAGTACAACACCCAAATGCAAATGCAGATGGCTTGCACTGGTCGGCAATGGTGTGACTACGTTGTGTTCGATCCGCGTATGCCAGCAAAAGCACAATTGTTTGTCAAGCGTGTGCCCCGTGATGCAGAATTCATCAAAAAGATGGAAGCTGAGATTGTGAAATTTCTTGCCGAATTGGATGGCAAGGTCAACAAATTAAAGGAACTGTTCGAATGAGACAACAATTTGAAATTAAATACCCGACACGGGAATACACGCTTGCCAATGGCGAGAAAAAAACCTTTTGGACAACGCACGGATCAATCTGGGTTGATGAGGACAAAAAATCCATGTCAGTCAAGATTGACAGCCTGCCGGTAGGTGACAAATTTACCGGCTACTTCAAGGCATTTCCGTATGTGCCCAAGAACCAACAACAAAAAAAGACCGCGTATGAAGGTCTGCCCTCCGACGATAGTTTTGATGAACTTGGCGATACGCCGTTTTGAAAGGAACCATCATGATTAAACGATTCTTTGCCGGTCTTGGTATTGCGCTTGTTACGACAGGCGCATGGGCGCAATGTTCAACGCACACCATTTGGTCAAATGGGCGCAGCGTGACTTGCACAACGTGCTGCTATTTTGGCAATTGCACTACCAACTGCTTCTAATTAACTGGCCGAAAGTTTTTAACAAGTAGGCCAATTCATCACAAGATAGGACACGACATGCAAGAAATTAAATTGGCAACACTCAAACGCGCTTTGACAATGCTGGATGCAATCGGCGCTCGGTATGCAATCATTAGCCCGGATGGCACACGATTTGGTGATTTGAAACTGGCTGACGAAAAACCCGCTTATAACTTTGCTGAAATGGGTGCTTATGTAAAGCAAAAATTTACGCACGTTGAAGTAGGCGAGGTGCTAATCATTCCGGTGGATAAATTTGAGATTGACAAGCTGCAAAGCGCAATCACCAGTCACGCCTGCAAAATCGCTGGGAAAGGCAGTTACACCACCTGCCGATCTAAAGACAAAACGCAAATCGAAATATTGAGGCTTGCATAATGTCGGCAAATCACATTTTGAAAGCCAATCAGGATCAATTTCCTGCGGAATTCTTACTGTGGTTTCCCGACAACCAACACATTTGGGTTGCGTTTGTTTCTGAAGCCAGCAAGGTCATCAACGCTGGTTTTAAACACTACTCAGCCAGGACAATAATTCATGTGTTGCGCCATCATTCGGCTTTGGCTGAACGGGGTGGCGAATGGAAAATAAACAACAACATCAGCCCTTATTTGGCCCGACTGTTTGCGCTATGTTATCCGCAGCACAAGGATTTGTTTGAATACCGCGTCACCAAAAAATTATTGTAAAAACATTGCGCGTTCATCTTTGCGCCGTTTATCAAGCCCCGGCAGAACCCTGCCCCCTGCTTTGTTCCAGAGCAAAAAGGCATCTGCTGCGGCTTCCCATTCGCCGCGATTCGCTTTAATGCGGATTGTGCTGCGCTGTAGGTTGCCAAGCCCTACATTAAAGGCAAAAGATACCAGAGCGTCAAAGCGGCCTTGATGCCCAGCACAGCCGGGAACAAGACGTAAAACACCGCGTTCAAAAGATGCGATATCAGCCGCGAATAAATCATCAGTTTCCTGTCGTGTCCACGCACGGTTATGCTCCGGTCTTAGCGGCATTTCCTTGCGAATCATTGCCGCTGGTTTGTCATCTGTTCTGCTCATCGGCAGTCTGATCTGCTCTTGATACAGCACATGCCCATAACCGATTGTCCAAATATGGGCAGGGCACAAATACGGGCGATTTCTATACCCCTCGTATTTGTGCATCATGTCGGCTGCGGGCTTACTTAGCTTCATTTCTTAGACCAATTGCGCGAACCAAACCAGAAGCCAATGATGCCGCCCAACATTGCCATTTCGTCGCTCGAAAAAATCAAATCCGAATATTTGACGATATCGTCAATGCTTTTAATCATCTCGGGATGCTTCCAGAGATAAAAAGCCAGGAACCCGTTGATAAGAATTAACTCAATGACAAACAGATATGTCACTGTCGGGCGAACCGTGCCAATGTAATTTGCCACCCAGGTGCTGGCTTTGTCCAAAATCTTTTCGTCGTGCTTTAGCGCCGCTTCTGTCATTTGCGCTTCAGTCTGCATCATCACCTGATCGGTGCGGATTTCTTCAATGCGTTGCTGGGCTGCATACCCTTGCGCTGCCATCGCCAGTTCACGCTCGTTTTGCAATCGCGCCAACGCCAATTCGTGTTTTTGGTCGCTTTTGTTTTGGAAAAATTCCAGCAACTTTGGCAAGCCACTGATTAGCAAGCCCCCAAGGGTAGAAATTAAAGACAGCATTATTTTGTTCCTTGTGCGGTTGCTTCCATAATAAACCAGACCGTTGCGCCAATCACGACGAACACAATCAGCACACCGATTAAAAGAATAAACAATTCGTCCAATTCTTGTTGCCGTTTTTTTGCGGCTTCTTTTTTACGCCGCGCCGCGTGTGCCGCGTCTGCTTCCATCCTTTGCGCCCGAGCCGCAATTCTTGCCCAAACGTCCATTTTGTTCGCTTGGAAAAACAACATCTTGATTTGATTTTCAAATTCTTTGGCCTGCTCAATAGCCATTTCCAGTTCAAGCGCCTTACCTAGCGCAGAACCTTTGAATTCGCCTTGTTGTGATTGCTGGACAACTTCAATGGCATCGGCTTTGGCATCAAAATATTTGCCAAGCACAGGCCCAAGTGATGTAACGTCATCAACAGTCGCAGCCACCTTTTTGACCAGTTCAACTGCCGACGATATTGCGGCAAGGGCTGTGACCGGATCAATCATGATCTTTACCGCGCAAACGCCGTATAAATCACGCCAGCCATTGACACAATCATTACCGCTGCTGTCTTGATAATGATGCCTTCAATGCGTTTCAGTCGAGCATTGATCGCGTCATAGCGAATCGCACACACCGCCTCATGCGAATTGAGCCGCGCTTCGGTTTCGTTGATCGTAGCCATGCCAAAATCCTTTCTTCTAGCATTTTACTGACGGATCAAAATTCTGAGATTGCTTTTGCTACGATTTCAGGCTCTACAAAAATTTCGCTGCGGTGCGGCAAATATTCCCACCAAAGGAACTGGTTAACAGCCAAATGATCCCGGCTTTTCAACAAGTTGACATTTTCGGGATGCCCAAAAATTAGCGGGTCAGACACCGACCACAGGACAATGCCCTTTTTGCCTTCGTCCCAAGCCAAGTGTTGAAAGAAGCTGTCGCAGGACACCCAGGTTTTGCAGTTTTGCAACAATTGACGCAGTGCAGCAATTGACAGGTTTTTGCGGAAATCTGGCACTAATTGCTGCTCACCTTCAATGCCAACCTGAATGATTGGCTCATCAATCATGGCAATCAATTCTTGCCAGTAAGGGTAATTTTTTGGATTGTTGTTGCCACTTTTGAGCCGCTGGGCATAGGGGCTGATGACGATCATAGGTACAGCTTCCGAAATGCGCTCTCAAGGCTTCCTTGCCACTTCCATGCGTCCATCTTGCCGTAGATGTTCCATTGGTCAACGCTGCCAAACAATGCCTGGGCTT